GTTGGTATCCCTGTATTCTCTAACTCTTACCTTTCTCAAGGAACTGGTATTGTTGGTGATTGGAATCAAGCTCAGTTGTTGACTCGTCAGGCTCCTCGTATCAGATTCTTCGATCAGAACTCTGACGATGCTGAGAAGAACGTAATCTTGGTTCGTGTTGAGGAGAGAGTTGCACTTCCTGTGTTCTATGACAATGCGTTCATTAAGGTAACTTTGGCTTCCTAATTAGAAGTCAATAGTTTAGAATAAGAGCCTTGGATATTTTCCAAGGCTTTTTTATTATCTTTGAGACATGGCAGGATATGAATACAACGAAGATATGCTTGGCGATATACTGCCAGTATATGAATACTTAGGTGCAACAGGACTCCAAGTTACCTTTACAAGTGAGGCAAGCTATGTTGAGCCTTACAATGTAGAGGACTTTAAGGACTATGCTAGAATTGACTTTGATACTGACGATAACTTGATTCTATTGTTCCTAAAGTCAGCTAGACAGAACATAGAACAGTATATGCAGAAGTCTTTAGGTATACGGACAATCAACTTGATTGCGTTGCACTTGCCTAAGAACTACAAGTTGCCTTATGGGCCTATTCAGTCAATAACTACGGCAGGTTACAACTTATTTGGCGATTTGCTAAAAGAAGGCGGAAAAGACATTAACATTACTTATGTTACCAACGCAAGTTTGGTAAATGATGCGATTAAGCAAGCAATCTATCGTCAAGCCTACCATTACTACGAATACAGAGAGGCTAACTCTAAGCCTGATTTGTTGAGCGAGGTTAAGTTGTTAGTAAATCCATACAGAAGAATAGTATTCCCATGATGCGTGAAAAAGTGGTATTTAAAAGGTCTATTGAGACTCAAAATCCTGTTACTGGGAATTTGATTAATACCGTATCTACTTACTATGAGCCAAAGGGTGCTAGTGTTAAAGAAATTACACCTAGCGTTGATACTGTTGTACAGAAGCAAGAGTTGAGTACTTTGATTGAGGTTGTGATTCGTTACAATCCTTCTGTTACTATTCAGAATGGAGATCAGATTGAGTGGAGAGGGTATTACTTTACTGCTCTTGCACCAAAGGTTGACCCATTGAGAAGATACATTACTATCAGAGCATTTGCTGCAATGGAAACTACTAATAGAAATGGCAGTCCAAGTTAAGGTAAGCGGAATCAATATTCTTTTAAAGGATTTAGATAAGTACTCTCAAGATGTACAGCTTGGTGTCTATAAAGAAGTAAGAGCATGGGCTGAAAGAACTGAGGCTGATGCTTTAAGAGATGTACCTGTTAAAACAGGTGATTTAAAAGGCACTATTCGTTCTGTGGTATCTAATAATGGATTGACATGGATTGTCAAAGCAGGTGGTATTAATAATGTTAATTATGCTCCTTATGTGGAGTTTGGCACGGGAACTGAGGTTGATGATAAATTTTTACAGGAGTACGGATTGGTTAATTACGCAAGTCAATTTAAAGGGAAAGAACGAGCTAAATATCCAATACCTCCCAATAGCTACTTATACCGAAACGCTAGGTTGGAGTTTGAGAAAACTTTAGCTAATATTAAGAAACTTCTACAAACACAATGAAACAATTAAAGGATTGGGCACAGATTTTTGCTTTGTCATTTCTGTGCCTTTCAATTTGCTCAGGCATCCTAGAGTTTGCCCTATGGTGCAATAAGCCGTTTGCTTATCTTTTATCCGTATCTTTCTGCTTCTTAGTTATCTGGGGAGGAGTAGAAATATATGAGCGTTCTAAATGAACTACACGGACAAAATATATCTTTCAAGACATTCTTATTTTGAGAAACGATTTGCTAGGCTAATCAACCGAGCATTGGATGAACAGTACGATGAAATGGCTCGTTTATTTGAGTCAGGACAAGACATCGGCTCTGTGAGTGGTCAAGGTATAGCTATGGTATATCAAGCCATGTATCAGCTTATAATGGAGGATGAGGGCACTTTAACTTGGAATGAGTTTGTTAGGCCAATCACAAATCAAGAAATACAGACCAAAGACATCTTTGACGAGGTAGCAAGCACTCTTGCACCACAGAATGTAAACGAGATGACATCGTTTTGGAGAAGGCTTATGGATGGCTTTTTAAGCACCTACATTGGCTTTAGAATTTCAGAGGTACTATCAACAGGTGTTAAGCGAGTAAACGAGTTAATTGGCAAAAGCAGGGCCGATGGATTAAGCAATCAGCAGATAGCTGACTTAATTAGACAGACAGACCTTGTGCTACGATCTAACACGATTGCAAGAACAGAGGTTACCAACGCAATGAGTAAAGCACAACTTCTTGCACTAGAAAGCTCAGGATTGAATTGGCAAAAGGCATGGAAAGCAATCCGTGATGACAGAACTAGAGATGCCCACCTGTTTACAGACCCTAAATTCTTTATTCCGATAAAGAATAACTTCATTATCAATGGTCAGCAGTTGGCATATCCTGGTGATTCAACCCAAGGAGCTTCTATGACTAACACGATTAATTGCAGATGCAGATTGTCGTTTAAGCAGGAGGGCAATAGGTTTGGATTTACAAATCGTTAAAAAACCTTATCTTTGACTATGGATTTATCAAAAGCATTAAAAGCTGGTTATTTTCAAGCACTATATCCAGAGATAGGTGTACCTATCTACGATGCATTTTCTATCCCTGAGATGGCAGGATATCCCTATGTGATTATCTCTAGCATAACTACTTCTGAGATTACTAACACTACTTGCAAGAAGTTCAATGCAGATGTTACCTTGGATATTGTAACAGGATTTACTAGACCTACGGGTATGGATCAGGCATTTGACATCGCTCAGGATATTGAAGACATTATAAATCCTATGAGTAATGCTGACATTAACATTAACGCTTACGGATGGGAGATTGGCACTACCAACCTAGCAAGTTCTGATAGTGTTCAGTTGAGAACAGGTGAGTATTGGATTTACAGAAATGTTAGGACATATTCTCACATAGTTGTACCATTTTGATTATAAAAAAAAATCTGATACCTTTGAAATAATAAAATAATAAGACTATGGCTAACGAATTATTTAGTAAAGATATTGGTGTTTACATTGACATTTCTGCAACTTCAACACCATCTTGGAAATTGGCGGTTTGTACCTCCTCAAAATCTTTGTCTATTTCCGTAGGCTCTACAGAAATCAACAACGATTGTACTGGTGACTTCGTAAGAAACCTTCCTTCTACTGCTTCTTGGACAATGAGCTTCGAGGGTGATGTTAATACCAACCCAGGTGTTAATGAAGTTTCTGCTGAAGACATCTTTGGATATACTATTGCTAGATCAACAAGAAAGTTTAAGTTTGAATCGCTAGATGCTTCTTACATCAGATATGGTGAAGGGTTCATCTCTCAGTTTGACGAAACTGCAACTGCTCCTGAATATCAGACATACTCTGTAACCATCACAGGTTCTGGCCCAATTGATGACGCAGTAACAACTTAATTTCTGTTTTTCGTGTTTGTGTTTAGTAAAAAGGCTCCTTTTTTAGGAGCTTTTTTTTTGCTTGTTACATTTATTACTAAATTAGTGGCATGACAGGAATAATGACACTAAACATAGGCGGCAAGAACCGAACTTTGCGGTTTAACAACTTTTCAGCTATCGAACTTGCTAAGATTATCTACAAGGGTGAGAATGCTAATTTCGAGACCGAAGACTTGCTAAATCGAATCATGAAGCTCAATGAGAAGAATCACTTTCTACTTGTTAAGACTTTGATTTACGCAGGCATTATTGGCAATGACTATGTTGTAGGCTTTGAGGAGTCTGTAACTGTGGAACAGGTCGGAGAGTGGATTGCAGAGATTGGTGAAGAGGACATCTATTCTGTATGGCAAACTTTTTGGACTTCTATGGGAGTTGACTTGCCTGCGGTTAAGGAATTGGAATCAACGACAGATTCTGTCGCTGAAAAAAAAAGTTAACATGGATTGATATTTGCCAAGAATGTTTTGGTGAACTTCGCATACTTCCTCGAAATTTTTATGAAATGACTTTTGCTGAGACTATCTTGACCATGCGTGGTCATCAGATTAGTCAGTCAAGAGAGTGGGAAAAATATCGGCTTGTGGCATACCAGGTTTACACCTCGATTCCTAAGAAAAGTCCTAACAAGTCTATTCAGCAGTACTTCCCATTGCCTACCGATCAGAGTGGCAAGAAATTAGATTCTTCCTTAGTTAAAGCTCGTAGAAATGCCTTCTTAGATAAGATGGCTAAAAATTAGTATTTTTGAAATATGAATGAGCTTCAAATAAGATTAACTGCCGATATAAAGGATTTGCAATCAGCCATTAACAAGGCGAAGGCAACTCTAAAATCTTTTGAATCTGAAACTGCTGCGGATTCTGAAAAATCCAATGTAGGGTTTAAAAGGAAACTTGGTTTAATTGAAGAACAAATTCAAAAGGCTAAGCAACTAAAAATTGCTTTAACTCAAGCAACAAGTAAGGAGCAGATAGCTGGTTTTAATGCAGAACTTGAAAAAACAAATCAAAAACTAGCTGAACTTAATGCTTTAGGTAAAACAGTTACAGCACCTGCTGTTAGATCATTTGATAATTTAAAGCGTGCCCAAGGGGCAGCTAGTAGTGCAGCTATTTCCTTTGGAAGAATTATTCAAGATGCTCCTTTTGGAATTATAGGTGTAGCTAACAACATTCAAAATTTTGGAGAGCAGTTTGTAGCTTTAGGCGGGAAATCAGCAACAGCTGGTCAAAAACTTTCTCAATTCTTTTCAGCCTTAATTACCCCATCTAATCTTGCAATTCTTGCAGTTTCAGCATTAACTGCTGCCTATCAAGCATATACACTTGGATTGTTTGACTCAGAAGAACAGACAAAAGATTTAAGAACTGAATCTGAAAAATTAAATGATTCATTAGATAATCTAGTAAATTCATTAAATTCTGTTGATTCAGCTAGACTTCAAGGCAATAAAGGATCTGCTGAAGAATTAATTCAACTTGAGTTATTAAACTCAATTTTAAATGATACTACAAAATCGGAATCAGATAGATTAAGGGCTTATAATTTATTGCTAGATAAGTATCCTAAAATAATAGGAAATATAAGTGAAGAAAAAGCACTTGCTGAAGGATTAGGAGACGCTTATTTAACAATTGTTAGGGCAATTAATCAAAGAGCTGCGGCAATAGCAATTGAAGATAAATTAGTAGAATTACTAAAGCAAAAATTTGATTTAGAGCAAAAAGTAATAAAAGAAACTCAATTTCAAAATCAACTTTTAAAACAACGGGATGCTTTACTAAAGCAAATTAATGATAGAGGCGTACAGGCAAATGAAAATGCAACTACTTTAGCAGATGTTTTTGGTGAGCAAAGAGTAGATTTTGAATTAGTAAAAATTGGAGAACAATTAGTTAAAGTAAATCAGGATTTTCAATTATTAGGTAATGTTGTAGCTGTTCAAACAGAAAATGCTTTATCAACTAATAGTCAATCAGTACAATTATTAACAAGTCAATATTACGAATTAAGTCAAAGTTTAATTGCTCTATTAGATCCATTAGATAAGGTTCAAAAAAGAACAGTAGAAGTAATTCCTGACATTAAGCTAGACAGACCTGATGTTACAGGATTAGGTGTAAAACTTCCTGAACTAGACATAAGGGGAAATCAAGGATTTATTGAAGAAATTCAAAAAAGAATTGAAGCTATAACTCTTTTAAAAGATGCTTCAAGAGACCTAGGTGAAATTTCTAATTTTAATGTACAATTAGAAGCATTACAACAGAGATTAGCTGAACTAAATGGTGATCAGGTAACTGAAAATATAAATTTAATTGTTGACGCATTTAGTTCTCTTGGAGCAGGAATAGCTGCTTCATTAAACATTAGTGATAGAGCATTAAGAGGATTTGTTACAACTTTGCTTTCTGCTACTCCTAAGATTATTGGTGCTATTATACAGCAGTCTGCCGCTAGAAAAGCTGAAGCTGCTGCTGCAAATGTAGCTAATGCTCAAGTAGCAACTGGTAATGCGGTTGTTGTCGCAACAGAAGGAGCCAAAGGATTAGGTCCAGTTGGTTTAGCATTACTACCTGTATTTATTGCTGGTGCAGTTGCATTAGTTAGTGCCGCATTTTCTAAAACAGGAGGAGGGGGAGGTGTTCCTTCAGCAGGAACAGGCTCTACATTTACCAACAGAAGAGAATTTGGTGGCCCTGTATCTAAGGGAAGAGCATATATCGTTGGTGAGCGTAGACCAGAGTTGTTTGTGCCTAATACCAACGGAGTAATTCTACCTCAACTTCCATCAATGGATTATTCTGGAACTTCAATGTCAGCAGGAGCAATGGCTATAGATGTTAACATCCAAGGGGTTTCCTATGGAGATGACATCTTGTTTACTGTGCAGCAAGCTCAAATCAGAAGAAACATAAGATAAAAAAAACCTTGACCACACGGACAAGGCTTTCTGTTAACAAAAACCCAAAATAACTACATTAAATTCTTTTTCTGAGTAGTGCTATTTTTCTGATGCGATCCTCATCGACATCGTACTTAATGCAACTTTTCTCGATTAATTCGTCTGTGATGTTCTCAGGAGTTGCCCTGATTTCTGCTATGCACTTGGCGATAACATCTGATGATTCTTTCAATGTTCTGTTCATGTTGGGACAAATCTAATCGAACACTAAATATAAGTCAAGATAATCCCTATTTTTTTTTGTATTTTTGACCAATGGCAGAATACAGATTCATTTCGGGACTATTTGGAGGCACAGGTTCAATCACAGTTAATGGTGTAGCTCCTTTGCTATCCTATGAGGAAGGAACTTCTTTAACAATTAATGGAACCTTTGATTCTGGATTTACTTTTAGCTCGTACAACATTAACAATGGTTTCCTGACTTCAGTAACAAACCCTTGGACATTTACAATGCCATCAAGGGACATTAAACTCAGAGTTAATGTTACAGGCACATATACTCCTAGTGATACTGATTATGAACTTAGATTCTTTTCCGAAACTGAGGATCAATCTAATCAACTCATAAGGTTAGAAATCTACGAGTTTGGATATATCGGTTCTGCAATACAAAAAGATACCGCAGGATTCTCATTCCGTTGGGGCAACTTTGGTCAAGATGAACTAGAGCCAATCGTTAGGTCATCATTTAGCTTTGGTCTTGTCGGAATGCGTGACGAGTACTTCGAGCTTCTTGAAGGCGGTTACAGAAAGTGGCTACTTAAAGTTTTGATTGAAGGGGATTTGTTTTGGGAAGGATACATAAACAATTCTACCCTGACAATTAATGAAGTAGGAATCAGAGAAGTTATGGAGTTTACTGCTTCTGATGGATTTAATTCATTTGACTCAAAGAGAGTAAATGAGCAGTACTTTGATGGATTCTCAGGCAACACATTTGTTGGAGGATTCTTCGGGGCATTAAATCAAACATTCCCTTTGCTAAGGCCAATAAATATGGCTTGTGAAATATACGAGACTAGGCTAGATACTAATGATGGTGTATTTGAACAGCTATTGATCCCTTCTAATGCTGTATTTACAGATGGTTCTATTCCTTTGTACCTTTCAATTAATGGCATTGTTGAAAACACATCTGTTTACATATCAGAATTTCTAACTGCACTTCTAAAACCATTCCTTTGCAGAGTTTTCTTGTGGAGAAACGAGTTCTACATCATCTCATTGCCTGAATTGGCTAAGGATAGTTACAGGCTATTCAATTACAATACAGACGCTGAAAGAGAAGGCATTACTACGATAACTCCTGGCATGGATGTATCCTGCAAGTTTACAGGAGGTCAGCGTACAGGTAGACCTGTTTACACAGAGTTTACGGGCACATTGGAACTTGGTGTACTAGACTACTCATCTCGTGGAGGAATCTACGAGGAGCCGTTTAGTGTTGATTCTTGGGAGTTTAATTTACCAGGTAGTGCATACCCAGGAACTTATCAGTTAAGGCTATGGAACTATGTTCTTGCAATCCCTAGTAATCAGCCTAGCTCCTATCCAACAGGAATTAATCCTGCTAAAATTCAGTATGTATCTGATTCGCTAGGTGAATATGCTAAGATATGGGGCACAAGCTCTGTGAGCGGAACAGGAGATATTAATATATCATTTATAGAACTTGACTCTACAAGAGTATTTACTGGTATTCCGATTGCTCAAGACTTAGCGAATACTTTGAGTTTTCAGCTTGAGTTTCTCTTTGAACCTAGATTCTCAGGCGAACTACCAAGACCAAATACTAATGCAGGTGTTATGATTAACATCGGAACTAAATATTTGGCTTTTGATGGTGTAGATACTTTTACTTGGAGTTCTTCCTTTACAGTCATGCAGTTTCCAATGGGATCATTGTATGCATGGAATAAGCTAGACATTGTTAATGTAGTTGTACCTGAAGATGGCAATGTCATTATAAGGCTATATCAGGTCATTACAACGAACTCTGGGTCGGTAGATAAGTACACAGTAGGGTACAGAAATATGTCGCTTAAAATCGAAGAAAACGATGCCTTTGCGACAGAGGAAATATCAGAGAAATTCGTAACCGATGAATCTTACTCCAATGTCTACGATGATGTCAAATTTAAGATTGGCGATGTCGACACAGAAAACTCAAGTAGTGCTATACGGCTCGACTTACCTGGATATGGCAATCCAAATTCTCAGGCTTGGTCTAGGGATGGTGTCGAGTCAGTACCATTGATTCAGATATTCCTTCAGGAGTTAGCAAACATTAAGGGAAGACAAAACCCTAGGTTGATACTTACATTGCCTAGGAATGCTGCAAATCCATTGGAAATAAAACCATATCAGAACATCGAATACGATGGACATTATTGGATGGTAATTGCGATGGATGTAGATTTAATGGCAAATAGTTGGAGATTAGAATTAGCAAGATTAGGCGAAATAGGAAGTTAATATGGCAGACGTATCAGGTAAGTTTTTCTCAGCGAAGAAAGTAAGAACAGGTGTTTCACCGAGTAGCCCAGGTGTTGAGCAGGGTGAGACCTTGCCTCCTGTTAACCCTCCTGGCACTTCTCTGAACTCAGTAGGTCTTACAATGCCTTCTGCGTTTGCAGTAGCTAATTCTCCGTTGACTTCTAACGGAACGATTGCAGTTACTGGAGCAGGGACTACTGATCAGTATGTAAGAGGCGATGGTAGTTTACAGAACTTCCCTTCTCTAACAGGATATGTTCCTTACACAGGAGCGACTGCGGATGTTGATTTAGGCACGCACGATTTGACGGCTGAGAGAGGTACATTTGCAAACAACGGCTCAAGCGACACGCTAACTGTAAACCATACAAGCGGAAGCGGAATTGGTGTAAAAGTTACCAAGGGAGGAAACAATGAGGCTTTGCTAGTTACCAAGACTAGCGGGAGCGGTAATGCTATGTCGGTTGTTGGTGGCAGAACTGCATTGGTAGATTTGTCTTTGTCTTCTGTAAGCAATGCGACAGGAAACTTTTTAACGATTAGCGGTGGTGTAGTTCATCAAAGAACTCCGAGCGAAACTCGTTCTGATGTTGGAGCGCAAGCACAACTTAACGGCACAGGCTTTGTCAAGGCAAGTGGTACAACGATAACCTACGATAACTCGACTTATCAGGTAACCTCTGAGAAAGGACAACCGAACGGCTATGCTTCGCTAGATTCTAACGGCAAGGTTCCGTTGACTCAGATTAACGATGCGTTGATTGGTAATGTGAACTACCAAGGATTGTGGAACGCTTCAACGAATAACCCGACATTGGTTAACCCTCCATCGAGTGGCACTAAGGGATACTACTACATTGTCAGCACGGCAGGAACATTTGCAAGCATTAGCTTTGAGGTTGGCGATTGGATTATCTCCAACGGAAGTGCTTGGCAGAAGGTAGACAACACGGATGCGGTAAGTAGTGTATTTGGCAGAACAGGCAACGTTACTGCTACCAATGGAGACTACAACACTAGTCAGGTAACTGAGAATACTAACCTTTACTTTACACAAGCGAGAGTAAGTGCCAATACGGATGTCGCTGCGAATACGGCAGCAAGACACAACGCGGTGACTCTTGGGACTGCGAATGGACTTAGCTTGTCTACGCAGCAATTGAGTTTGCAGCTTGCGAGTGGGTCACAGAATGGTGCATTGTCATCGACTGATTGGAATACTTTCAATAGCAAAGAAAACGCTATAACGGCTGGAACTACTGCTCAGTACTTT